AACTCGATCTTCTCCCTAATGCCCATATCCGACCCCTCCCAACTTCCGACTAACCTGACGCAGGAGCAACTTTTAGCAACCCCCCTCGGTTTCTCTAAGCTTCTCGGCATAGACCTCCATCCTTGGCAGGCCAAAGTCTTTCTCGATGTTGGCCTATGCAATCGGGTTGCCCTGAAAGCCGCCAACGGCTCCGGCAAGACCTCCTGCTTGGCGGCTCCTTTAGTTCTCTGGTGGTGTACGGTCTATCCGCAGAGCCAAGTCGTAACGACAGCCGGAGTCTATCGTCAGGTTAAGGAACAGCTTTGGCAAAGGCTGGCCGGATGGCGGGACAAGCTGAAAGGCTGGACTCTCAACGCTACCGACCTAACTGCCCCTAACGGCTCTAAAGCGATAGGCTTTAGTACTGACGAACCTAACAGATTCGAGGGCTGGCATAACGACAAGCTCCTGATGATCTTTGATGAGGCTAAAAGCATCCCCACCGACATCTGGCGAGCCGCCGAAAGATGTCAGCCTTCCGCTTGGTTAGCCATGTCCAGTACGGGAGGCATGGACGGGGAGTTTGCTCAATGCTTCCTAGGAAAGCGCAAGTATTGGAAAAATTACTCTGTATCAGCCTATGACTGCCCCCACATCAAGAAAGAGTGGATTGATATGCAGATTGAACAGCATGGGCGAGATAACCCATTTATACGCAGTATGATATTTAGTGAGTTTATGGGGGAGGATGACGGGATCTCTCCCTTCACTTTCTCTAAGATCCTTAATTGCCGGAGCAACCCTCCCAAGAAACAGGAGGGCAATCCAGTGGCTTTTATTGATTGGGCAGGTGGAGGGGATGAGACTGTTATCGCTATAAGGCGCGGAAACACGATAGAGCCGCTGATAGGGTGGAAGGACTCGGATACGATGAGAAGTGTAGGCAAAGCCATTATAGAGCTAAAGAAGGCCAATCTGAGGCCTAATGATGTTTGGGCTGATGACGGGGGGCTAGGGAAGCCTATGAACGATAGAATGCGGGAACAGGGGTGGGCTATTAAGAGGGTGAACTTTGGGGCTAGGGCTTACTCTGAGAATTACGTTAATAGGAGCTCTGAAATCTGGTGGGAGACGGCTAGGCAGATCGAGAAGGCTGAAATCATCCTTCCGGCTGATGAGCTCTTGGATGCCCAGCTTTGCTCCCGTAAGGCTAAAATAGCCTCTTCGGGCAAGCTGGGATTGGAGTCCAAGGATGAGATGCGGCGGCGGGGGGTATGCTCGCCGGATCGCGGGGATGCCGTTTGCGGGGTTTGTTGCGTAAGGCCTGAAAATAATCTTGCAGTGTTTGATTCCGGCAATACGGGAAGTGACCAATGGAGCGAGATGCAGGAATACTCGGAAGGGGAACCTGTATGTGCTGGCTTCGATATTGGAGGATGAAATAAATGCAAGCATGGACTTGGTTGACTCAGAACTGGACTCAGGTGGTTGCCGCGCTAGGCGCATTGGTCATGGCAAGTCGGATTTTGGTAAAGCTGACTCCGACTCCTCAGGACGACAGCTTCCTCGAAAAGATTGTAAATTTTCTCAAGGGGCTGGGCCTCAAAATCGACTAAGTGGGAATCATCTCCGCCATCTTGCAGATTATTGCGAAGATCCTTGGTTTGCTCCCAAACAGAAGTGAGATCGAGGATTCATCCAATCGCGCTGAATGGAAGCGGAATAACGAAGCCATTGACTCTGATCTTAACTGTGATGCTTGGTGGGTGCGTAACGACTCAGCCAATCGCAAGAACTAACGGGAACGTGGAGAGATTGATGAAGATGCCGGAATACAAGGAAGTCAGGGAATCCTCCCCTCAGATTAAGCGATGGGCTTCCGAGGCTTTGCATTCGGTGAATGATCTTGAATACGAGGCGAGAAGCAAATGATGGAACGCACTGATCTTTACAAGGCAGTTCTGGACGATCTTAAGGCCCGTAGCGGCTGGGAGGAGCGGCAGAGGATTTGGTATGAGATGCGGCATTCGGGACTCCGCCGGAAAAAGAAATTGCCTTGGCAGGCCGATCTTCATTATCCGCTTGCTGATTCAATCATCAACAAGCTCAAGCCTTTTTATTATCAGCAGGTTTTTTCCAATGAAGTGATTGCTTCTTTTGTTCCATCCACGCCTCAGACCGATGGAATCACGCAGGGAATCTCCCGTTGGTTTGATTACTGCATCAAGCAGGAAAGTAATTTTGAGAGCGAGATTCTAACAGCGATTGACCATACCCTGATGAGCGGGTTGAACCTGCTTAAGATTGCTTGGGACGAGGATACGAAGTCCATGCGTTTTGATTCGGTTGACCCAGTATTTGCCATCGTTCCTCATTACACCCGCGACATCCGTAGTTGTGATCGCCTCTGCCATGTCATCCAACTCAGCCTGAATCAATATAAAGCAAACAAGCTCTATAATCAGGACGAGGAATTGATCCGCAAGATCAAGGGCAGGACAGGCGAGGGAACCCGTCTTTCCACGCTTGAGAATACCAAGTTCCGGCGCGAGGGAATCACCGTAGGGGCCGAAGAGGATCAGGTTATTGTTTGGGAGGTTTATGAGAGGGATGAGGAGGGCAAAATCTTTGTTCACACCTTCAGCCCTCTTGCTCCCGAAGATGACATCCGGCCTTCGTTTGAATTGCCCTACAAGCATGGTCAGATGCCTTTCGTTCCGTTTGTGATGGAGATTAAGGATAAGGGAGTTTATTCGAGTCGGGGAATCTGCGAGATCGTGGCTCCTTTCGAGAGCTATATGTGCAAACTGATGAACGAGAAGGCCGATGCGATGACCCTCTATAATCGCCCTCTCTTCCGTTGCGAGCAGGACATTCCCAACTCCAACAATCTGAAATTCGGCCCCGCTACGATTCTTCCCGTGGGTGTGTCCCCCGTGACGATGCCTCAACCTCCGATCAGCTTTGACCAAGAGATGATTAACCAACGGATGATTTCGGAGTACCTGACATCCATGCCTGACTTCGGTATGGGCCAAAATCAGGGAATGAAGAATGCCCGTACTGCCACCGAGATTTCCCAGATCGGGGCTCTGATGGGCCAATCCACGGATCTTCGGGCAAGGATCTTCCGAATCTCGCTAGGCTACGTCTATCGGCAGGCCTACTCGGTTCTTTGTCAGTTTGGGAAGAAATCCCTTTCTTATTATTTTAATCAAGCCTTCGGAACGATCCCGCCGGAAGCTTTGCAAGTCGAATACGCAATCCATCCTTCGGGCTCGGCTGATGGCATCAACAAGGCCGTTCAATACCAGAAAGCTTTCAGCCGGATGCAACTATTGGCTGGGAATCCATTCGTGGATCAGCCCTCCTTGGTTCGCTCGGTTCTTGAAATTGATGATCCGGCCTTGGTCGGGAAGCTCCTGACTGATCCTAACCTTCGTGGGCAGGACGAGAAGGAGGAGCAGGCCAAGGAGAATCTTATCATGGAAAGCGGCTATCCTGTTGCGGTTAAGCCTCAGGATGACCATAAGGCCCATATCGAGGTTCTACTTGGCCGGATTCAGCTTCTTACCCAGCAGGGCGGCGGATCTCAGCAGTCGCAACAACTATATGCCCAACATCTCGAAGGCCACCTCCAAGGCCTAGGTCAAACGGACAAGAACTCCGAGAGGCAGATTCGGGCCATGCTTAGAAAGCAAGCTCAGGATATGCAGGGCCAGATGCAGAATCAGGCCCAGCCTCAGGAGGGGATGACATCAACCCAAACCATGCCTCAGGGCTAAATAGTGTAACAAGCATTTATATGTTGCATAAATTAAAACTCGTCTTACGCCTCTGGAAAGAGCTTGGAGAAGCCTCGGTTGACTGGAAGCAGTCGGACACGGCCAATACCAAGTTGTTCTTTGATTCCGTCTCCGGCAAGCGGTTCATCACCTGTCTGCGAAATGCGGCCACTCGTAAGGATATTAACGCAGTTTTCAAAGGCGGCGGATTGTTTGAATCCGGCAAGGCGGTTGGATTTCGGGAAGCACTGGTCTTTATCGAATGGCTGGCTTCCGCCGAGATTGAAGAATTTAACGAGGAATCGGAGCCTGAGGCCGTATCCGAACTCCTCGAAAAACTACGGCCTTAAACTTAACGGGAAGGATACCTGACAAACCATGATTGAGGAGAGCAACATCGGAGTCGAGCAGGCTGTGGAGCCTTCTGACTCCCTCAAGGTTGAATCGGTGAACGAGGAAATGATTCGTGAGCTTGCGGCGCAGGCTGACGGAGTTCCTTACAAGCCGAAGGCGGAATCGTCTGCCATCGCCAAGCAGAGCCAAGAGGCCTCGGAAAAACCAGAAAACAAGGAGGAGGAGAAGGGCTCGGATGAGCCAGTCGAATCCCCCAAAGAAACAAAACAAGAAGATTCAAAAGCAGAATCGAGTGATTCTGAAAAGTCTCTCAACGCCTCCGAAACCTCGGATAAGCCTGAAATTAAGGATACCAAGAGGGCAAAGGAAGAGGCTCGCTTGGCTGATAGCTGGAAGAAGCTGGAAGCCGAAAAAGCCCAAGTTCGCGCTATTCAGGCGGAGTTCCAGAGGAAGATCGAAGAAGCTGAGAAGGCTTCCGATCCCACCAGCCCTGCGAAACCTGAAGAGCTTCGCAAGTTTGCTCGTGAGTGGGAGGAAGAGGGCAAGGATGATCTTGCGAAAGCCGCTCGTGTTCAGGCTGAAAAGCTTGAGGAAAAGCTCAAGAGAGATGCGGAACGTGGTGAACGCAGGATCAAGGAGTTTAACGAAACTTGGAGCTCAAGCGTAAATCGCATGATCGCCGAGAATCCTGAACTCAAAGATGAGTCATCCGATCTTGGCAAGAGGGTTATCTCTCTTCTCAAGAGCGAAGATGCGGAATTGCGTAATCTCATCAATGCCACGCCTAACGGATTCGTCTATGCCACCCAGATTGCAAAGATGCAAAAGGCGGCGGAGGCTTCGGAAGCGTTGAGGACTGAAATTGAATCTTTAAGAAAAGAAAACGGGGAACTTCGGAAAAAGACCTCGCTATCTGCTAGTGGGAGCCAAAAGCCTGCCAAGCGGAAATCCTTCGATGAGATGGATTCCCGTCAGCAGGAAGCCTTCCTTCGCAGTATGGCCGTGGATTCTGATGCCGGAGTCCTCATAGGAGATTAAAAATCATGGCTACTATGACTCGCTCCAACCCTGCATCTCTCGGAAGCTATTTTCAGGCTTACCTGAGCAAGCAGTTGGTTGATCGTATTAAAGAAACACTCAAACTAAACGACTACGCCCAACAGGTTGACCTGCCTAAGAACATCGGAAGCAATTCCGTTAAGTTCTTCCAGTACGACACCGTTCCGGCTTCGTCCAATGTCCAGACCCTCACCGAAGGAACGCCGATCAGCACCTTCCGTGAAGTTGGATTGAATAGCGTCTCTGTCTCGCTTACCCAATATGGGGAAGCTGTAAAGATCAGCGATGTTCTTTCCATGACCAGCCTCTTTGACGTTCTCAAAGAAGCGGTTGGCGCAATGGGCGAGGAAGCGGCGTTGAAATCCGATGACCTTAGCCGCGATCAGTTGGTGACTGGAACTGACGTTGGTGGCAATTCCACCACGATCCGTTACGGACAAGGCATTGCATCCTTCGCAACCCTCAACTCCACTGCGGCGGCTTCCGCCTTCTTGGATGCGGAGGATCTGATGGATGCGGTGACTGCGCTTAAGGCGAACAAGGCTAACCCCTTGAACGGCCAATATACTGCGCTCGTTCCGCCCCAGATCAGCCGAGACCTGTTCCGTGATACCGACTTCCTGAACACGGTCTATCGTAATGTCGAAAACAAGGTTGGTTCGCTCCCCGCAGGTACGTTGGGCTCCTTCTACGGAGTCCGTATTAGCGAGCACACCAACCCCTTCATCGAAGGAACGACTGCCGGAACCTACAACTCTGCTGGTTCGATTTACAGCACTGTGGTTCTTGGAGCCAATGCCTTCGGCGTGGTGAAGATTGCTGGTGATTCGCCCTTCAGCCCTCGCATCATCCTGAACAATCAGGCTGACAAAGCTGATCCGCTGAATCAGACAACCGTTGCCGGATGGAAGTCATTCTATGCCGCCAAACTGTTGAACGCTAAACGCGCCGTGGTCATCAAGGCCAAGTCTCGTTTCGCCTAAATAGATGAATAAAGGACTACTAATTATAGCTAGTCCCGAGGCAAAGGGGGGCCGCTCAGGAATGGGCGGCTCCCCCAAGCCCGAATCTGAAGGCTCCGATTATTCTTCGGAGAAAGAAGGTTTGGGAATGTCTTTGGACGTACCTGCCGAAAAGCTTCCCGAAGGCACTACCGAGGGTGATTACGTTGCCCTTAAAGGCAAAGTTTCGAAGCTGGACGACAAAGGCGCAACCATTGAAATCTTTGAAGCCAACCTCACTCCTGAAGAGGGCGATGAGGAAAAGAGCGAGGATGACATCCGAGCTATGGCTGAAGAAGCAGACGCAGGCAACGCCTGATTGGTTATGCCCATCTATCTCTATGAGAACAAGGATGGGCAAATCGTTCAGGAGATCGTCTCCGTTGAAGATAGGGACAATCGGAAGGGACTCACCAGAGTCCCTTCCGCTCCCTACATCCACCGAGGGGTTTCAGATCCTAATTCTTCGGCGGAAGGCGCAAGAAGGTTTTATCGAGAGTATGAAGAAAAAGGGAAACTCACGAGCCGGAAATTTTCCAAAAGCCGGATCAAAAAAATTTGGAATTGGAGTTAAACAAAAATGAGTTCAATTAAAGAATTATGTAGGGATACGAAACAAGGTGGAAGCTACGGAGCCACCTACGAGAATGGGACTACCGCAGTCACGGGCAATTTCGGCTCTATCACTGCCCTTGAGAATAGCGTATTCTCTTTGCTCACGGCATCGAATTGGGATGGGGATGCTACCACATCTCTGCCCCTGCCTGCCGGAGCCACCATCTACGGCAAGTTCACCGCATTCACCCTGACGAGCGGAAAAGTAGTCGCATACAAGGCCTAAGCAATGCCTAGCATTAAAGAGCTATATAAGCGTCTGAATGACGTAAAGATTGACGCAGATAGCATCAATCTTAATACGGACGGGCTCGAATCGCTTCTTGCCACTACTCAGGCGGATATAGCCTTAATCAAAGCTGACATAGCAAACGCTCAGTCTGAACTTGGAGAAAACGCTCCATCCAAAG